CCCTCGCCCGCCACGTTGGACGAGCCGCCCAAGCCTCCTCCGGTCGACTTGTTGTTGCCGACCGGCGACGAGTCGACGTCTGCGAACGCGCCGACCGACGCCGAGGTCAGCACGCGAGCCTCGGTGAAGCTGATCGTGATGGGCAGCGAGTCGCCGTCGGTCGGTGACCAGCTCGTCGGGAGTCCGGTGATGAAGGCTCGCGACAACGACACGCGCGGCGTAACGACCATGACCGGCCGCCGAGCGTTGGCGATGGCGGTCAGGTTGGCGAAGCGCAGCAGGTCGAGCCGAGCGAAGCGCACGAGCCCGCTGTTCGGCTGCGTCCCGAGGCCTACGCCCATCGGTCCGGCCGCACCGAACACGCCGGTGACGGTCAGCCGGGTTAGCTCCTTGTAAACGTGCGAGGTGGTGTCGGTCAGGTCTTGCAACGTGTGCTGAGTGACCCGCCAGCTCTGCTGGTACTGCTCGCTGTCGATTGTGTCGAGCGTCACCCGCAGCGGCGAGAGACCGGGCACGAGGTCGGCCACCGGCTCGAGCGGCGTGGTGCCGGTCGGGTCGAGCACGTAGATGCTGCACGTCTGCGAGCCGAGAGCGCCGAGGTTTCCGCCAATGTTGGGTCCTGCCACTTGATCACCTGACCATGTTGTTCGGGGTGTTCGCGGCGACGGCCTTGTAGGTCTGCGCGAGACGAGCGTCGACGGCCTTCGCTACGTCGAGCGGCGAGCCGGCGCCGTTGACTGCGATGCCGCCCACGTCGACGTGGTTGGTGATGTTGTTGGTGATGGTGATGGACGTCTCGGGCTTGTGGTCCTTCGGCATCACCCCCTTCTCCAACGCCTCCAACGCCTTCAACGAATCCTCGGGGCCCGTGCCCTGGTAGGTGGCGAGCACGTCTCGGTAGTCACCGAACGACGCCGAGACCTTCTCGGCCTTCTTCTTCTTGCCACCGCCCTTGCCCTTCTTCTTCGCTGCCTCCTCGGCCATGGCTTCGCGCTGGGCCTTCTTGGCTCGCGCTTGCTGGCCCATTTGCGCGAAGGACAGTACGGGGGCGTAGTCCTCTTTCAGTTGGGCGATGCCCTCGTTGATCGAGCTCGCTTCGCCCGTGTCGATCTTGCGGCGGAGAGCGTCGGCGATCTCCTTCTCGGACAACTGGCGATCCTTGGCCCAGCTCTCGCCGGCCGCCTTCTTGGACTTGTCGGGGACCTGGCCTTTCAGCTCGTCCGACTTGAAGCCCGGAGCCCCTCGCGGTCCGGTCTTGCCGTAGCCCGACAGCGTCTCGACGCCGCCGACCGCTTCCATGATGGTGCCGGTGACGGCGAGGATGATGGGCAGCAGCGCTTCCATGACGGACAGCACGCCGCGCATGCCCGACTCAAGCGAGCCCGACGTGAAGTCTACGAACTGGTCGATGAGCGGCTGTGCCTGGACCACGAGGTCGGCGACCGAGCCTGCTACCTCCAACATGATGGGCAGCAGCTTCGTCGCGTTGTCGAGCACGCTCGTGAGGATCTTGGGGAGCTGCTGCTTGATCAGGTCTTGGTTCTCGGCAACGAACGTCGAGATCGCATCCACGACCGCTGTGATGGCGGGCGCGAGCGCGACGGCGAGCTCGCCCGCGACACCGCTGAGCAGGCTCTTGAAGTCGCCGAGCGCGTACTGAAACTGCTCGGCTTTGGCCAAGTCCTCGGGTGCGAACACACCCTGAGCCGCGGCCGACATCTCTTGCAGGCCAGCGGTGCCGGCCGCGAGCACGTTGGCCAGCTTCGGTCCGGCATCCTCGCCGAAGATCTCGGCCGCGCGAGCGGCTCGAATGGCCGGCTCTTCGATGAGGTTCAACGCGTCGCCGATCAGCCCGATGCTCTCGGTCGTCGTCTTCCCGTCGAGCATGTCGGACGTCAGTCCGATCTTGGCGAGCTTCTGCTCGAACACGTCGCCGGTGCCCGACGCGATGGTCAGCATGTCGGCGTTCAACTTGCGGATGCCGGCGCCGAGGTCTTCGACGCTCGTGCCCGTGTGGCCGGCAACCTGCGTGAGCCGCTGATACTCGTCGGTCGAGAGCGCGAGGGTCTTCGCGCCCTTGGCGATCTCGTCCATCGCCTTGGTCTGCTCGGTGGCGAACGAGAACGCAGCCGCGCCGGCGGCAAGGATGGCGCCCGACGACGCAGCAGCAGCCACTGCCACGCCACCGAATGCGACCTTGGCCGCCTTGGCGAATGCCTGGAGCTTCGGCGAGCCCTTCTTGTCGGTCTTCTCGGCCGAGTCGGTCGTATCGTCGATCTCATCCTGCGCCTTCTTGGCGCCTTCGACCGACACACCGATCTTGATTAGCAGCTTGGCGATCGTCTTCTCGGCGCTCATCCGGCCCCCAGTGCTGCACGCTGCACGCGGTCAACCTCGCGCAGATAGTCCTGGTTGCGTAGCTCAGCGTGCTGCCATGACGCACGCACGCCCTTCATCTCCAGGATGTCAAGCAACCCATCCAGAGTGATCCGCGTGCCGAGTGCCTCGTAGGTGTTCACGTTAATCCCGTTCTCGTCATTGCACGCCGCGAAGATCCACGGGTGCACGGTCGGCAGGGCGACACCTTGATACGGGCCCTCTTCCCGCTCGAGTCGCCGGTAGTCCGGGAAGGCCCGGCCTACGTGCGCGAGGGCTTGGTGAAAGACGCTCGCGCGGCCTGGATGAATACCTGGAACATGTCCGAAAGCTCGCCCGCGAAGTGCTCGTCGAACACGTTGACGAGCGGCGCTTCGCCGATGCTCTCGGCAAGCTGCACGTGCTTGCAGGTCGTGTGCCTCACGACGTCGAACATCAGCCGTCGAAGCGAGTCCGGCCCCTGTGCCACCGCGTTCGAGCTGATCGTGTATAGCGTTGCCCCGAGTTGCTCGGGGTCACCGAGCAGCGGCTCGACGTGGCCCGCCAGCAGCAGCCCCGTGATCTCTGCGCCGAGCAGCGCAATGATGCGCGGGAGCAACAAGAGACTCTCGCTCGCGGGGAGGAGAGTCGTTGTGTACTCGCGGCCGTTGACGGTGAACGTGGTAGTGGGAAGTGCCATGCCGTGAACCTAGCAGCACCGCGAGCGGGGGGTTGGCGGATCAACTACCGATGACGTTGGCGTTCAGGTTGGTCGCGGCGCCCGGCTGATAGTCGAGCTTCTCGAACATCCAGGTCCACGCGAACGGGCCAGTCTCGATGCCGATGGACAAGTCCGGGTCGGTGATCAGCACGGCATTCTGGGCGTACCAGGTTCGCTTGGTGTTGCCGTCGTAGAACGTGAACACGCCGATGGTCTCCAGTGCGAGCTGAGCCATGAGCAACGTGTGCGTCGGCGAGCTGTAGTCGACGGTCGCCGTGAGCACGCCCGACTCGTCGGTCTGCCGAATCTTGACGAGCCTGCCCGAGCCGGTCGGCTTGAACGTGTTACGCGGGCCGGTGCGAGCGGTGGCGATCGAGAGCCCGATGTCGAGCCCCGCCTTGATGTCGATGCCCGCCCACGTCGCGGTGCAGTTGGAAAAGCTGTGCTTGTACATTGTGCTGTCTCCTGCGAGCGAATCAGAATCCGACGTAGATGGTGAGGTCGAGCGAGTGGATCTTGCCGGCGAACGCGGCCGAGCACGACACGCGGAGGCGTCGCTCAATCTTGTCCTGCGCGCTGACGTCGGCGACGTCGGGCACGGTGACGATCCGCGGGAAGTCGGGCGAGAAGTGGCCCGCGCTCACGCCGAGTTCGAGCCGGTTCTTGACCACGCCGCCGATGTCCTGGATCGCCGAGTTCGTGTACGCCGGTCGGTTGGCGACCATGTACGCGAAGACATCCTCGCCTACGCGCTTCTTGAACCAGTCGATGCTCGACTGGATGTCCATGAAGTAGGGGGCGCCGAGCGGCGTGAACCCCTTCATGGCGATGGACGCGCCGCCGACGTTCGAGAACAGGTTGCCGTTGGCGTCCAGAATCGCCGCGACCTGAGCCGAGTTCAACGAGTCGCCGGTGATGCCCGCGAGCTGCTGAAACATCCAGTTGTCCGAACGCGAGTCCAGGTCGAAGCCCCAACCGGCCGACGACCACGCCGAGTCGGCGTAGCCGTTGGCGCTGCCCGAGCTGACCGAGTGGTACAGCGGACCGGCCGAGCGCGTGTAGCCGGCAGCCTTCAGCACGAGCGCCACGTTGCCCGCAGTGCCGTTCAGGAAGGTGGCGTCGGCCGACTGCGGGACGAACCGATGGAAGCGCGGCTCAGTCCACGCAGCGACGCCCTCAATGTCAGCCTGCGCGCGGCTCGTGATGGTGTGCCCATACCAGGCCTCGGCGTCTTCGACGGCTTCGATGGCCGAGAGCGCAACGGCCCACGACGCGTCGCCGGTCACGAAGCCCGAGGTGTAGAGCGCGTCGGTGCTGTAGCTGCCCGCGGTGATGCGCCACCGGATGAAGTAGAGCGGGTCGCTGCCGTTCAAGGCGAGCTGCGCCCACGTGCTGGGCTGCGTGAACGAGAACACCTGACCGGCTCCCGCGACCGCGGTGAACAGCGCGGTACCGTCGACGACGCCGGTGAGCGCCGACCAGGCTGCGCCGTCCCAGAACTCGAACGCGAGCGCGAGCGAGCCAGCGTCGACGCCCGCGGTACCTCCCGCAGACGAGAAGGTGATCGACGTGAAGGGCACGGCTTGGCCGATGGCCATGTAGTCGCCGACCACTTCGCCCGCGGCGAAGATGGCCCAGTCGCCCGCGCCTGCATCGTTGGCGTCGGTGGTCTCGTCGACGAAGGTGGGGCCCGCCGCCACGACCTGCCAGACCTTGCCCAGCGGTCCGCCGGTGCTCGGAATCTTGCGACCGACCAACAGCGAGTCGACCGGCGAAGCGATGCCGAACGCAGCCGCCGCGGCGTAGTACACGGTCGGCGCAGCCGAGCTGGTGAAGCCCGCGGCCTCCACTTCGGCGATCGAAGTGTAGGGACCGTCCATGCGGTTCGCCGTGATGTTGTGCTCGGCAACGTGCATGTACGTTCCGAAGTTGAATCGGGCGACCGGGGCTGCGCCGACGACGGTGGTAACGGTGACGATGGAACTGATCGGAATCATAGCGCGACCTCTACTGAGGAGTTTAGCAGCGGGTTGGACATGGCAGCGTCGATCGCCGCGGTCGTGACTCGACCGCTCGGGCGCGACACCGAGAAGAGTAGGTTGAAGTCGACCGAGAACGCGACACGCGATTCCCACTTGCCGCCCGCGATGGCGGACAGATCGAGCAAGTCGCCGACGGCCCCGACGCCGAAGCCCCAGTCGCGGAACACGAGCGCGTAGTCGGGGAGCTGGAAAGCGACGGCGATTTTGCTGGCCAACGCCCACGCGCCCGTCCGCGGGGTGCGACCTTTCGAGAAGACCTCGATCGATACCGTGACCTCGGCGGAACCTTGGGTCACGAGCGCGAGCTCATCCGAGCTGGTGACGACGGCCGACATCGAGCCGACGGTACGGACACTCCAGATTGCGCCGAACGACACGGGCGCGAGCGTCCACTCGCCAGCACCGACACCCCCCGTCGCGGTGTACTGCCCGCTCGCGTCGGCCGTGATTGCAGCGACCAGCGCCGTGCGAAGCGTGTCGACCGTATCGAGCGCGCCGACCTGCACGCGATACGGGATCTCATTGACGTAGATGGCGACGAGCGACCCGACAACGGCCGCGGTCACGGTGAACACGATGGACGTGACCGGCTGGATGCTCGTACCGCGAGCGTGGGGGATGGCCAGTGTCGGCCCGCTGTCGACCGTGAGGTTCACGTACGAGCCGGCGAACGTGTCCGAGTAGACGCCTTCGCCGTACGCCCAGCCGTTCTGTAGCCCGGTCGCATCGGTGATGAATGCCACGAGACCCTGTTGGAATCGGTCGAGTCGGATGGGGTCGGCGATGGTCATGCTTCGGCGTCCTGTTCATCGAGCAGCACCGCGAGCGCGAAGTAGACATTGCCCTGCTTGGCGAAGCGGTTGACCGTCACGACCCGGAAGCGTCGACCCTCGTAGTGGACAACGTCAGGCGAGCGGCTCGAGTCGGCGACGTACAAACGCACGTTGCGAACGTAGACCTCGATCACTTCGCTGTTGCGGTCCGCCTCGGGGACTTGCAGCAGGTTGCGCCCGCTCGCCGTGTGGGCCGTCCACGGCCGCACGCGGAGGAAGGTAGGGGCCGGCGAGACGCGCTCGCCAAACTCGTTCAACACCGCCGCCAACCGTCGCTCGACCTTCAGGGGACCGAGCGCGGGGGTGAGGTCGAAGTCAACGACCAGGCTGTCGACGTCGAGAGGCAGCATGGGTCACGTCTCCAAATCGACGACCAGCGAGAACGCTGCATCGACAGCGACCCCAGTCGTGGTCCACGTGTAGACCGTGATGCCCGCAATGTCCGCGGGTGGGACCGCTAGCTGGGTTATCTGGTACGTCACGATCACCGGCGTCGCAGCGATCGCCGTCATCATGCACTTGACGGCGGCCGCGGCTCGGTCGGTATCCAGGACGATGACGTAGACCCCGACACCACCCTTGGTCACGGACGTGATGTCGTGGCTCGTGACGGACGTGCTGCCGTCGGCGAATACAACTCCAGATGCAATCTCGGCCATGGTCTTCTTCTTGGACTAGACGGGTGTCGTGAGGGTGAACGTGGACTTGAACAGGGCGACGTGCACGTTGCGGGCGGTGTTGCCCGAGCCGACGATCGCTGACTTGGCCATCGGCCCAAGGGCGAGGGCGGTGGCGCCGGCCGTCGTAAGCGTGGCGACCAGCACCGCGTTCGCTTTCGTTGTGCCAACGTAGGCTCGCGCTCCGCCGACGCCGGTCGAGTCGAGCTCGATTCGCAGGTAGAGCCACGTAGCGGCATCGACCGAGACCACCGTCGTCTGCGAGGCTACCGTGGCGCCCGCGCTCTTCGACGCGAACTGCCAGACCGGGGAAGCGCCCGAGAAGAACAGGCCGAAGCCGGAGACGAACGAGGTGCCGTTGACCAGCGCGCCGGCGCCAAGACACACGCCAAACTCGTAGTTGGCCGAGAGCGCGCCGGACAGCACAGGGATCTGCACGCGCCACTCTTGGACGTACAGCCCTCGCGTCCATGGCTGGATCAGCGGGAGCTGCCCCGCGGTCGACTCGAACGAGATCGACGCTCGGCCGGCACTGCCCGCGCCCGCGTTCAAGGTCCGGTGTCCGTCCGCACCCGGGAGCGCGACGCCGTTGGCGGTCACCAACGCTTGCGCGCCGTTGGTCGTCGCAATCCAGCCGAGCTGGCTGGCGAAGACCGGACCCTCGAAATGGTCGGTCAGCTCTTGGACAGCGAAGGGGTTCGCGGCGAGGGCGATCGCGGACTGCACGAAGGCAGTGCTTGCGGCCGACGTGTCGCTGTCGGTCGCCGGGGTGACGGTCGGAACCGTGACCGACGACGCGCCCGACATCGACACGGCGCCGGTGAAGGTAGGCCCGGCAAGCGGGGCCTTCGTCGTGTTGAGCGTCGACAAGCTCGCGGCGACCGTCGGGCCGAGACCCGCGGTTACGTCGGCGATCTGCTTGCTGTTGGAGCCGGCCGGAACACCACCCGTCGTGATCACTGCAACCCCGTCGTGACGGCTTCCGAGGCGATCATCAAAGTGCCCGCGTCAGCCATGCCCACCGTGACAAAGCGTAGCTGGTAGCTGCGCGCATCGGCGTCGATCGGAAGGTCGCCAATCTCGTTCGAGAAGAGGTCTGCGGACGTGTCGCCGAGGATCAAGCACACCACGTTGCCGTCGGGGTCCTGCAACGACAAGGACCAAGAGGTGATTGCCCCGGCAGTGCGAAACGCGAGAGTGTTGACTCGCGTTTTGCAGGCCGTCGTGAACGTGTCGAAACCAGTCGTGTAGTCGAACTGAGACCCGCCGCCGGCAGCTTCGATGACTTGTGTGGGCATGACTCCCCCTATCGAACACGCGCCACGGTGACGCGGTTGTTGTTGACGGGCGTACCCGTCGGATTGGTGGCCGCCGACGTGGCGATCCAAATGTCAGACCCAGACGCGCAGTAGCCCGTCCACGTCATCGTCACGGTGACGCCGGTGAACGCTTCGACAGCGACCATGATGTCCGTCGCGTCAAAGGTGTTGCTCAGCGCCGCGGCTCGCTTGATTGCGACGTAGCCGTTGTGACCCACGTCGACCGAGCACGACACGCAGTAGATGCCCTCTTGCGTGATTGCCCACGAGCCGCCATCGGTCGCGCTGTCCGAGTAGGTGATGCCGGTGCCGACGTTGTCCGCAACGCTGGTCCACCGATAGACCAGCGTGTTGGTCGAGCCGCGGGCAGTCGAGCCGCGCACCGAATGATAGGTGTGGTTCGTGACGATGACGTCGCTCGCGTCGAGCGTGATCACTCCGCGCGTGCCACTGGCGACTGCGCCCGTGACCAGCGTGAGCGGGCCGGAGTTCCCCGACGCCCCTCCGCCG